GTTTGTTGTAATGTCAGAGAATCTTTCTCCATATTCCCCACGGGCAGAACCCTTACGGAATACTTTTGTACCATTAGCTAAGTACTTATTATCTAAGAATTTATAGTTATCATTGTTTACCAATTGTACAGTATAGATAAATCCATCTCCTAAAGGAAGGATATCATCTGCTGTAATGTACATCTCACAACCATTATATTTGTCATATGTGATAATATCACCATGTCCAAATTCTCTTTTGTTAAGTTTAATTGTAAAAGTTGTACCGTCAATGCCTTTAAATTCATTTTGTGATTCAACATCCTCAATAATGTAAGGAAGGTCAATGGTAACCGGAGTTTGCCATTTGTACTCTCCACGAGCATTATCTACATTGATTACATTTTTTCCACCAAAGCTTGACATTTGGTATAGAGGCATTTCAACTCTTTGAGCCATTGCCCAAAGGTCTACTGGACCTAAGTCCATTGGTTCTGCGTCTTTTAGCATGTTCACCAAGTGGTAAGAATCCACATGGGAACTAGCTGCATAGGCTGTATCCCGAAGGAATATGCCGTTGTTCATTACTGGAGTTGCCATTTTTTATTTTGTTTTATTTGTTACTTTATTAAAATCCTCTTTTAAACATATTGTTTTGGCGAGGAATTGTCCTTTGTGTTGTTCTTGGAGAAGCTACTGTTCTTTTTACTTCTTCATCTTCAATTGTTGAAGAACTAATTTTTCTAGATTCTTCTGTTTTTAATTGTCTTACTACTTTTTCTGTAGCTGCTTTAGAACCTATTTCTCTAACTTTACTTTTGTATCCATCAGGATCTGCAAGTAACCAAAGTGCCTCAGCAATCAAATCATGTCTAGGTTCTACAAATTGATATTTTTCAATTAAATGACCAAATAAATTTGTAGGTTTTCCATGTATTGAAGGATAGTTTGGTTGAACTAATCCTGTATACAATAACCCTTGTATTTTTTTATCTAATTTTACACCTCCTAGTTCACCTGTTGCTAAAGTATTAAATACATTATCTGTATATGCTTTAGCTTGTTCATTTTGTTGATGTTTTTTTCTTTCTTGTTCTGCTAGTTGTCTTGATATTATTTCATCTTGCATTCTATCAAGTTTTGGTTTAAATTGATTTGCCTTTTGTTCTAATTTATCAAGTTCTTCCCAATCATTAATTTCTTCTTCTATTTCTTCTGCTGTTCCAAAACCTGTAGCATGTAGATATTGTCTTGCAATTTCTGCCTGATCATTTTGATCTTCTGGATCTAATTGTCTAATTTCTTCTACATATGACAATGTTCTAAATAATCCTTTTAAATCTTGACCACCATCTGCTACATATTTTGCTGCATATTGTAACTCTTCTGGTAAGGAATTAAAAAACTCCTTTGGTGTATTTTCTCTTATTGCTTTTTCTCTTTCTTGAAAATTTGCTTCAAATAATTCTCTAAAATCTTTTGTAGTATATTCATCAAAAGATTTATCATCATCAAATGGAACTAATGTACCATCTTCAATCATTTTATGTGCTAATTCAGATAAACCAGATTTATCAACTTTAGGTCTACCTTTATTACCAGCATCTTCTTCTTGTGCAATTAAGCCATCAAGTTCAGCAATAGTGTCTTCAACTTCTGCTTTATTTTCTATAGCTTCCTTCTTTTCAGAAATAGTTGCTTTAGAGTTGTCAAGGAACGAAACATCCACATTTTCTTTTGAGAATATAGATTTTGGTTTTTCTTCTTCTTCTTTAGAACCAGTGCTTGGTAGCATTACATTTTCTGCACCAGGCATTCCAAAGAGTTCATCAATATTTACTTCAATTTGATCTACCTTTGTAGAATCAAGCAACTGAGCTTCCTCAGTTGATTTTTCATTTTCATTCATCTTTTGTTGGTTTTAATTATAATTTAATATAAGTATAAATTTTTAAAATTTAAAGCATTATTATTAATTTTGTTTACTATATAGCTAATAATTATTTTTTATTATTTTTATCAAATTTATTTTTATTAACCATAGCTACTTGTAATTGTTTTTCAGCTATTTCTTTTTGAGCTTGAATTTTTTCTCTTTCAATATTATTTTTTTCTCTATCAATAGTCATTCTATTTGAATCTTTATCTCTTTGTAAATTAGTTTGATCTTGATATTGTTCAGTATCTCTTATATCTTTCATTGCATCTTGGTAATCTGAAAGTTCATTTTCATTTACATCAACAGCAGCTCCATAACCAGCAGCTCTAATTTCAGCAACAGTAATATTATTTTGAAGTTGTTTATCTTGATTTTCAGCTTCACCTTGAATTACCATTTGTTTTTGTTTTTCTTGAGAAGCTAATTGTTCTTGTTGCATTTGTTGTTGCTGTTGCATTTCTTGTTGTTTTTGTGCTTCTTGTTTTGCTTGTGATGATTTAAGAACACTATTAAGTTCAGCAATTGAATCAGATTGAACAATTTTACCAAGATCATAAATACTAGCACCTGCAGTATTATTTGTCATAGCCATTTGTTTAAGTTGTTCAAGAATAGATCTATGATTTGCACTTGTACTACAAAAAATATTTAAATCTCTCATTAATAATTCTGTACCATTTATATTAAAATTTACTTTTTCTTCAGCAGATGTCATATATGTTAATCTATTTGATGGATTTGTAGAATTATAATACTGTGCTAAATCAGTTCTCATAGTATGAACTCTTGGCATTAGGTAATCACAATGTTGAATAAAATATATTTCTGTTTGAGCATATGAAGAAGCTGTTGCTTGTTCTACACCAGTAGCAGTCATTTGAGATAGTTGTTGTCCCATTCTTTGAGGGTTTAAACCAATTACATCAAATGCTTGTTGTTTAAAGTGATTTGCTAAATTTATTCTTGACATTAATCTTTCAGTTTGTGAAAGATCAAGTTTTTGAAAATGTTGAAAATTAAGAGCATTTTCAGTATTAGTAATAGAAGTATCTAATGGTAACATCTGAAAATTTTTCATTGCTACATAAGCTTTAGCTAAATTACCTTTACCCCAATCTTCTCCTAGTGAATGCTTAGGTAGAGTATTTTGATCAAGCATTATAATAGTACCTAATTCATCAACTAAGATATCTGCTATTTGATTGTTTACTATATTAAAAGCAATTTGATATGGTTTCATTAAATCAATCAATGCTGTAGATTTTGTATTTCTATCAGAAAAAACAGAACCTTCAACTGGTAATTTACATCCATATAATGTACTATCACCTTTAAATTGAAACCTAAGAGGACCTAAATTATTTTTTTCTATTCCTAAATACATAGGAGAGAATCCACCAGGATTGTTCATTCCCCAAAATGAAGCTATATTTGGTCCAATTTTAACACCACCCCAAACTTCATTTATCCAAATCCAATCTATATGTTCACCATAAACTAAAGTATCCTTAGTTTTATTTTTAAATAATCTATTATCATAAATAGGTTTATCAGTAATTTTATAATCTTCTGTTACTATTTCAGTACTTACATCTCCTAATTCAGAAATTTTAGTAAGATGACCTACTTTCTTTTGTGATTTCCAATAAGTTGTAGTTACTCTTAATAAAGAATTATCACCTTGATCAAAATAATCTTCACCTTCTGATAATATTTGTGAAACAACATCTTGAGTATCAATTACTGAACCATTCATTGCAGATGTATATTGTCTCATTCCTAATGAAGGCATGTTAGTATTCCAGTCATGACTTTTTGTACCATCATAAAAAGTACCATCATTTTGATAACCACCAATTGTATATCCTGCTGATTTTATTGGATAAATTGCTTCTAAAGATAAAAGCTGGTCTTCATTCATTAAATAACCATATTTATCAATAACATCTGCTGCAGTTAACATATCTGTTTTACCAACCCAATTTCCTTGAGATATATATCTTACATCTGGAGACTTATGATAAAATGTTAAAACGGGATTCCAAAGTTCTACATCATAATCATCTTCCATCATTCTAAAATGCCAAAATTCTCTATCAGTAATAAGCATATCTCTAAATGCTCTTTCTTCAAGTTCATCCATACCAAATCTTTCAACATCTACTTTATGTTGATGTGAAGCCCATTCTTCTACCATAGACCTATAATCTTTTTGAAAAAATTGTTCTATTTCTGGTAATGTTTTTAATTTTTCTGGTGATACTTCTTGTTGAAATTCAGGAGATTCTGGATCCATTCCTTGTTCAATAAGAGCTTGTGTAATTTTCATTTGTGCATCAGATAGTAAAACATCTTCAACCATTTTTCTTTTTTGTTCTAACATTTCATTATATGATATGTCATCAACAGCTCTATATATAAGTTTAGTAGATCTTTTTGCAAACTCAGCTACAAGTACATTTATAACATTTGGAATGATTGGATAAAATTTTAATTCTAATGCAGAAGTATCTTCTTGTGTTAATGATTCAATTATATCTCTATAATCATTATCATTTTCTACTATGTAATCAGTTCTATCAATTACTCCTTTTGCAAGTTTGTAATTTTTCATTAACCTTCTTGCATTTCTTTTTAATTGTTTAAGGCCTTGCCATTCTATCCAATCAATATTCCATGCTGCCCATTCTTGAGTTTTATCTTTTTTTGATATAAATTGTAATGGCTGAGTAATAGTTCCCATTTTATTTTGAGAAGTTTTAACTCCTGCTTTGGCTTGCATTGCATTAATTATCTGCATAGTATTTTACTTTAAGTTTTTAAAGGCAGATCTTTTAAAGTCTGTCCTATTTGATATCTTATTTCCGCCCATATGACGAAAAGGACTTCTATTTAATTTAAACAAATTTTCTGACTTTTGCAAGTTTTTAGCTGCATCATCCATAATAACTCTTTTTGAATAACCTCTATTAGATTGTTGTATTCTCATAAAACCAACCAAAGCAGCAAATGAAACCAATCTATCCACGTTAACACCAGCTGCATATTCTTGCATTTCTTTAAGTAACATAGGATCTGGTATTCTTTCTATACCATATTTAGTTTTAACTATTGTTCCATCTGTTTTAGTTTCTACATCTAATTCTTCTTTAGTATATTCTATAGCATAATTAAGAAGATGTTGTTTAAAAAGAGTACCTGTATTTTTCCAACCATACTCTTGAAATACATTTGTATTAGATCCTAAATCTTTTAAAAACATAATTTGACTTTTAGGTACTAAATATCTTTGTTTTTTTCTAGATATCATATATTGAATAAACAAAGAAATATTATTTTCTATAACCGTCCATGCATTATACCATTCTATTATAAGTTCTAGTCTTTGATGTGTTTTATTAATATCATCAAATCTACCACACCAAGCAGCAACAATTTTATCAGGTTCTATATATGTTTCAGTTTCAATACCTGTAACTTTTGTTACTTCTACAGGAGCCTTCATTACATATATAGAACACAATGATTCTGATGTTGTAGTTTTTCCTTCAGATACAGGGTCAATTGAAGCATAGTATTGTCCAAAAATTGGATCTTTAATTGGTCTTTCCCATACTACTAATACTCCTGTTTTATCTTCTGTCTTTTTTGTAATTGGAAATTCTTTAATAGGTTGTCTATTTGAAGTTTTTACTGTAGGTTTGCCATTAGCATCTGTACTAATATCTAAAAATTCATATCCATATTCTTTTTCTTCAATTCTTCTTGCTTGTGCTGTAATTAAATGTGTAGGAAATACTGATATAGATCTATGATCAAATGCTTCTTTTATATTTCTAGGATGCTGAGATATTCTTAATTGGTAATCTTCTGGATTTAATTCTTTTCTCCATTTATCAAATTGATCATCTAAAGCTTCTAAAGCTTCATCTACAAGAGAGTTACCATAAGAATCAATATATGGTGGCATAGACCATTGTTCTGGAATAAATAAACCTGATACACCTAAAGTACCTTTATTATCTAATAAATCTGTTTTTATAGCATATATATCTTTTGAATCAGGATTTAATATCATATCTCTTAAAGGATTGCATTGTGATAAATCACCTACTGATCCTGCAGCAATAAACATTCCTGTAGTTGTTAAACCTGATCTCATTGCAGGTCTCATGTACTCATAAGTCTGATCCAT